CGCGCAGCCAGCGTCGATGCAGAATGACGCTCTTGGCATGGCCCCACTGGCGGCCGGCGAAGGGGTTCGCCCACATCGTGGGGCGGCCGACATAGATGGTATCGGACGGTAGGGCCGTGCCCTTGCGGCGAGGTCTCTGAACCCGGCAAGGCTCGGGCATTGATTGATCCCTATCCATTTGCATGATGATGGTAGGTGGAGGGCGCATTGCGCCCTCCACCCGAGACGGCTCAGCCGTCGCCGTAGCCGGAGCCGTAGCCGGAGCCGTCGCCGTAGCCGGAGCCGTCGCCGTAGCCGGAGCCGGAGCCGTAGCCGGAGCCGTCGCCGTAGCCGGAGCCGTCGCCGGAGCCGTAGCCGGAGCCGTCGCCGGAGCCGTCGCCGGAGCCGTCGCCGGACCTGCCGGCCGCATTAGCGGGCCTCATAGACCGGGGCCTGCGCGATCGACTGCGCAGCCTTCTCCGAACAGGCGATGATCTCGCAGTTTTCGGTAAGCAGGACGTCAATCGGCGCGCCAACCTTGCTCTGCTTGTGATTGAGGCCTTCGGTGGCCACGCCGGAAAGGAACGCGCCGTTGCCGGCAACCTTCCAGTACCAGAGCCGCCGGCTTTCGGTCAGCTCGCAGCTGCGATCCTGACGCGACTTCAGGATGCCGGCATGCACGCCTGCGTCGCGGGTGCGCACAACGACATATTTTCCGATCCAGGGATCGGCTTCGGTATCAGCCATGGGGTTCTCCTTTGCTGGCTGGTGGAAAATCGTGGGACGGCGCCTCGCCCAAGAGCCGCTGCTGGCGCTCGTAAGCGTCGCGTGCAGCGGCATTGCGGCGCTCGGTCTCTTGCTGCACATGTTCGCCTGCGCGGCGGACGGCCAGGCGCCAACCGGCCTTGTCGCCCTTGCGCCAGCAGTCGATGATCGCGGTGCGGATGTCGCCCGGCAGGGCGCGGAAGCACGGGTCGCAGAGGCGCTGCCAGCGTGCACGCGGCCGGCCGCAGAGCGGCACGTCGCAGATGTGGCGGCGCTTAGCCATGGCGGTCGAGCTCGAGCAGCTCGCCGACCAGGCGCTCGGCCTCGGCCGCGCCGATCCGCCAGTAGCGAGCGCGCTTGGTCGAGGCGCGGAAGGGATTGGCCGGCTGCGGTCCGCCCTGCAGTCGATGCGCGACGACAGCCATGCGGCCGGCGTGGCGCGCTTCGCGGTAGGGCGGGCGCGTCATCATAGCAGCTTCGGCTCCGGCTCGCGCAGCGCGGTCCGCTGGCGATCCCAATCTTCGGCCTGGCTTCGGTCGATCTCGCCGCCGCTCTCGCGGATGAAGCGGTTGAAGCAGTGCCGCACCGATTGCGGACAGCCTTCCCACCAATACCAGCACGAGCCCGGTCCGGCAGTGATCGCCCTGCCGCAGATCTTCTTGCGGCCGGTCATCCGACCCAATCCTCGATATGGTTGGCGCAGGCGTTGGTCAGGCTGCTGACGGCGTAGGCTTCCTCGGCGCAGCCAGGCAGGCTGGCGATGTGATCGACTTCGATCCGGCCGGCGTGCAGCAGCGCCTCGGCCAGCTTCTCGACTACTTCGATATCGCCGAAGGGACGATCATTGGCCGAGCCTTCGCTGGCGAAGCGGAGCAGCTCGGCGACGGCCTCGGCCGCCTGGGCGGCGGCGATCAGGGCGGCGCGGTCGTGTGGCAGGTCGGGCATGCTTCGGTTCCCGTCAGGTCAAGAGGGCGATGAGGGCGCCGAACGCGGCGGACCAGAACAGGGCGAGGCCGGCGAAGATCCAGCGCCAGACGACGGCACGAAAGGCGGGCTCGGCGTCCATCGGTTCGATCGGGTCAGGCTTCATGGCAGCGCGTCCATGTGAGCGGCGACCAGGCCGGCGATGATGTTGTTCGCGAACAGCAGGATCGCGAAGGTGGCAAAGGCGGCGCGGATCATGCGGCCTTCCTTTCTTGCTGGTGAAGTGGCGTGCCGCTGATCGGGCAGCCGAAGTGTTCGGCCAGGCGCATGAGCTTGCGCGCGGCATCGATGTGCTCGGGCTTGCCGGTCCGCCCGGCTCGCTCGATCGACGCGTCGCGGGCGGAGGCGAGTGCGGCCAGCAGCCACTCGCGGGGGCAGAGGTCGGCGGCGACCACGGCCCGGCGTTCGGCCTCCGACAAGGCGCGGCCGGCGATGACGGTGAAGCCCTCGATCGCCTCGCGCAGCTCGGGGATGTCGGCGCCGAGCAGGCAGGCCGCCGCCGCCCAGGGGCGCACGTCGGCCTCGGCCTGCTCCGGCGTCCACTCGCCGACATCGCGCCGCCGCTGCGCGCGAGCGACGCTGCTGCGGAACGCGGCGAGCGCGAGATCGGCGAGATGATCGGCCATCAGATGTTGCCGACAGGGGCGGCGTGGAGCGACAGGTGCCAGCAGTTGCGCAGGCGATGCTGGATTTCGCCGTCGCGCTTCACCAGCCTTTTCGTGGCGACGTAGCCGGCGTGGTACATGGCCACGCGGAAGCGCCAAAAGCTGAGAACCTCCGCCTGGTCGACCGTGTTGCGGACGCACCAGTCGCAATAGTCGGCGAAGACCTGGTCGGCAGGCGTGGCGACGATGCCCTGGACGCTGGCGACGCGCTCGGCCGCCCAGCGTTCGAACGGGGGGAGTTCGGGCATCGGCTGCAGTTCGGACGGGTGGGCCCGATAGCTGCTGCCGCGCTGGGGAAAGAACAGCGCGGCGCCGTCGGCGAGCCACTGGCGGATCGTGCCGGGCCTGCCGTGCAAGAGCGCCTGCGAGCCGGCCGGGTGGGTAGTGGGTGAAAGCATGGGTGCCTCCGAACTTGTCGGAAGCGAAGTTCGGATAAACCGAACATCTCGTCAAGCGAAAAATGTTCGGTCTATCCGAACCTATACATTACCTAACGTTCGGTGTGCACGAATCGGGCGACTCGCCGCATGACGTTGCCGGGGCAATTCCTACATTGCAAGGCGGCGGAAGTTGATGCAGTCAGGCACAGGGAGAGACAGGGAGGCATTCATGCGATTTGCAAGTATCTGTGCTCTTGCGCTGCTGATCGGCGGCTGCGCATCTACGGAAAAAGTGCTGAACAAGGCCCCGACCGAAGTTTATCGATCGAGCAAGAGCGTCAATGAAGTGGCGTTCTGCCTTGCCAACAAGAACAATACTGCTGCGATGGACCGCGACGATGGATCAAAGGTGGTGCTGGTGAAGAACGGCTATGGTGGCGTGTCGCTGGCCTTCACCGTCTTTCCCGATGGCGCCGGGAGCCGCACCGAGTATCGCCGTCAGTTCGGCACGATCGGCGGTATCTGGAAGCAATGTGTCGGTGATCTGACCAGCGAGGACAAGTAGAACCATGCTGCGCGCGGGCCTGCTTGGCACGGCTATGTTGCTGGCGGCAGGCCCGGACGGCGTCGTTAAGATCGACGGCGAGCATGTTCGTCAAAGCGCGCTGCGCGAGTGCTCTGTGAAGTATCCAGATGATTTTGCAATGCAAGGCGCGTGCAGGCGGAATTACGAGAGCGGCGCGCAGTCGATCCAGGAAATAGCTTGGCGGTACGCAAACAACCCTGCGATGCAGCGAGCGCTGCGCCAGTGCATCGCCCGATTTACCAGTGGCGGCACGACGGAATATTCTATTGCCGGCGGCTGCGCGCGAAATCAGGAAAACGGGATGCTGGACATGATGCGCTAGCCTGTGCGTCGCCGTGGCATCAACTCATCATCGCCATCGCTCTGTGAATGCGGTTCGGAATGCTCTTCGGCGGCCAGCTCAATTGCTGAGTCGCGATAGCGCTTTATGCGGTTTGCCTGTTCGGGGCTCATCAGTAGCTCCCAGGGATGGATCTCCATTGCCCGCGCCACTTCGTTGACGATCTCGCGATAATAATCGGTCTTGCCGTTGCAAATCTCGCTGACGCGGGACTTCGCCCACCCCGTGCGACGGCCAAGCTCAGCCTGGCTCATGCGCTTCGACGCCATCCATTCGCGGATGTACCAATCCGGACCGATGACGTTCGATGTGGGGCGCTTACGAGGCATGTTCGCATGATACGAACTTTGCCCACTCAGGTCGTTCCGCCCGAACCGAACTTTTGCAATTGACAAATAGTTCGGACTATCCGAACCAATGGGCATGAATGAGCAATCAACCATGCCCGCATCCGCCGGTGGATCGGATCTGATGACCGTTGCGGCATTGCGCAGCGAGCTGGGGCTGACCTTGGCCGAAATGGGCGAACGGATCGGCCTTTCGAAGAGCCAGATGCACGAAGTGGAGAACAGCGGACGTGCTTCGCTGCGGGTCGCACTGGAGATCGAGCGGCTTTCCGGCAAGCGGATCGACGCGGCGACGCTGAATGACGATGTTCGGGCTGCTCGGCATGACGCGGACATTAGCGGGTCGGATGAAAGCGGGACAACCGGACAATCCGGCCAAACGTCCGGCGCCGTCGAAAGGAGCCTTTCGTGACGCCCGCGCTTGCCCGGATCAAGCGCGGGGTCCGCCGGGGGATCGAGCTGTGCTCGGGCATCGACGGCGCGGCGGCGACAGCCGATCGCAGCAGGTCGGTTGCCGGCGACTGGAACAATCTTAACGCGCGCGTCTTCCCGCCGCTGGACTGCGCGCTGGCGATCGACGAGGTCGCGGTCGCGCATGGCCAGACGCCGCCGATCGCCAGCGCCTATGCCCGCGAGCTTGGCGGCGTCTTCGTGCCGCTGCCGGACAGCGCGGCCGATCCCGAGACGCTGGCCGGCATGGTCATGCAGCTTTCCGGCCGCCTGGGCGACCTGTCGCGCGAGATGGCGACGGCCCTGGCCGACGGCACGGTGACACCCGCCGAGGCACGGCGGCTGATCGACCTGCAGGCCGACCTGGACGCGACTTCGGCGCAGTTGCGACAGGCGCTGACCGTGATGGCGGAAGGATCGGGGAAATAGGCAATGGCCGGGGGGGCGAAATATTCTATCGGTCCACTGACCACCTATGCCGACGCGGCCGAGCTGGCGCGATGGTTCGATGGCGCGGCGCCGAAACACGAATGCACCTACGCGACCGGGGTGGCGCTAGGCCGGCATGCAACGGCAGAGCTGGCCCGCCGCCTCGAGGGCGAAGGCAAGGTGGCGCTGGTTCGTCGCCGCAATGGCCGCGGCTTTGACTACATCATTCGCAAGCTGCCGACAGCGACGGCCGATGGATGCGCGGACGGCGATCTCGATCCGGTCACCGCTCGAGTGCTGAGCGTGCTGGCCGAACGCTTCGCGGCCGGCGTGCCATGCCCCAGCCAGGCCGAGCTGGCGCGGCTCGCCGGGCTGCCGAACCGCAGGGCAGCTCAATACCGGCTAGCGCTGCTGATGCAGCGCGGCCTGGTGCAGATCGAAACCGTTGCCGGCCGGCGGCAGGTGCGTGTGACCGCCAAGGGCGAGGCAGCATGAGCGGGCGGCCCCAGCTTTCGGAAGAGCTGGCCGACGTGCTGGCATATCTGGCGCGCAAGCGGGCGAATGCCGAGCGGGTGGCGGCGAAGTCACCCGAGCATGCCGACCATGCGCGCTGGACCATCCGGCAGATCGACATTTTCGCCGGCGACCTGCGCGCCGGGTTGCACCAGGGCGAGGCCGAGATCGCGGCCGTGGTCGCCCGGCAGGGAAACGGAGGCGAGTGATGGCATCGACGACATCGCGCATCAAGATGAACCCGCAGCTTGGGCGAATGCCGACGCTGCAGTTCTGCCGCCCGGCCGAGCTGCGCATCGATCCCGCCTATCAGCGCAGCGTCGACACCGGGGGCAGCCAGGCGCTGATCCGACGGATCGCGCAGCACTGGAACTGGGACCTGTGCCAGCCCCTGGTGGTGGCGCGGCGCGTGGACTTCGTCGAGCGGCTGTTCGTGATCGATGGGCAGCACCGGCTCGAGGCGGCGCGGTTGCGCGGCGATATCGAGCAGCTGCCCTGCGTCATCGTCGCTTTCGACAGCCCGGCCGACGAAGCGGCGAGCTTCGTCAATCTCAACCAGCAGCGCCGCCCGCTGAGCCGGATCGACCTGTTCAAGGCGGCGGTCGCCAGTGAGGACAAGGAAGCGTCGGCGATCGTGGAGGCGCTCGGCCATGCCGGCCTGTCGGTCGCGCCGCACCAGAATTACGTCAGCTGGAAGCCGGGAATGGTCGCCAACATCGGCGGGATCGAAGCCTGCTGGCGCGCACGCGGCGCCCAGGTGACCGAAACCGCGCTGCGAGCCCTGGCGCACGGCTTTGCCGGGCAGATCCTGAAATATGCCGGCACGATCTTTCCCGGCATCGCCGCCGTCTGCGCCGACGAGATCGCACGGGAGGGGCGTTTCGAGGAACGCCGGTTCGAACGATTCCTGACCTCGCTGGCGCTGCGCAGCCAGGACCAGTGGCGCGCCGAGATCAACCGGGTGAAAGGCGAGAACCCGGGCCTGAAGTTCGCCCACGCCAGCGAGGCCACCTTGCGCGCGGCCTGGGCAGCGGCCGAGGGCCGGGCGGCGCCTGCCCCGAGGCCCGCGCCCGTCGCGCCGCCGCCACCGCCGGTGTCCGTCGCCCGGCCGGTGGCGGCGAAGTTCGACGCAAACGGCAAGACCTGGTGCGAGCAGTGCGAAATGCGCGTGACGCGCGCCCAGGCCGAAGGCTGCAAGAGCCGCTTCTGCTCGGTGAAGGTGGCGGCATGAGCCGCGAATACACGCTGCTGACCTGGGATTTGCCGGCGGCCGGCTTTTCGCGGGTGAGCGTAACGCGGGGCGCGGGCGCGATCCTCCTGCGGCACTTGTGGTGGTTGAGGAAGGGAGGCGATTGATGGCGCGAGCGGCGAGCAAGACAAAGGTCAAGGGCGATGCTCCTCCGGCTGCGGACACGCGGCGGCGCGCCACGCGGGTTCGCGCCGGCGCACTTCTGGCGGCCCTCAAGGATGTGAGCGGCGCGGTGCAGAGCCGGAACACCATCCCAATCCTCAGTCATGTGCTGTTCGTTGCCGGCGACGGACGGATCGAATTGACTGCTGGTGACCTGGACCTGTGGGCAGTTCGCGAACTACCCAGTGATGATCGGAGCGGGCCTGACGATGCCGAGTGGGTCCGCTCGATCCGCGGGTTCTCCATCGCCATTCCGGCCAAGCCACTGGAAGCCGTATTCGCAGAGTTCGACCGTGACGCCCTGGTGACGATAGATGCGCCGGCCGACATTACCGAAACCTATTCGGGCGCAGTGTCGATCAGCGCAGGCCGCGCCGAGTTCAAGCTGCACGGTCTGCCGGCGGCCGAATTTCCCCGGCCGGCCGACTTTAATGTCGCGGCTTCGATCGACATGCCGTGCAGCCAGTTGGCCGACGCTTTCGCACGGGTCGAGCATGCGATCTCCAACGAGGAAGTCCGCTACTATTTGAACGGGATATTCATGCATCCGTTTCAGCGGGAAGGCGAGCCGCCGGAGTTGCGCTTCGCTACCACGGATGGGCATCGCCTGGCTCGGCTGCGAATGGACATGCCGGACGGCGGTCATTCGTTCCCGGCGGTGATCATCGCACGGCGCACGGTGGACCTGCTCGAACGGCTGCTTACAGCCACTGCCAAGGCGGCAAAGGACGGCGCTTCTGCACCTCGTGTGGTGATCGATGCGGCGGGCTATCAAGCTGGCGATCTGCTGCGCTTCGCGCTGCCCGCGACCGATGGCGGCAGCATTGATGTGATTGCGAAGACGATCGAGGGAACCTTCCCCGACTACTCGCGCGTCATCCCCGAAAGTTCGCCGCATGGCGCCGTGATTGCGCGGGTGGGGCTGGCCGAGGCGGTGAAGCGGGTTTCCGCGATCAGCGATGTCAAGACACGCGCGGTCCGGGCCGAGTTTTCGCCGGACCGGGTGCGGGTGAGCGTGATCAGCCCGGAGCTCGGCGAAGCCAGCGAAGATGTGCCGTGCACATATGACGGGCCGGTGATTCAGATCGGCTTCAATGGCCAGTTCCTCCGCCAGGCGCTGGGAGTGCTCGCGACCGACCTGGTCGCGTTGAAATTCACCGACGGGGCGGCGCCGGTGCGCCTGGCTTCCAGCGAGGACGGGCAGGAAACCGGGGCGCTGCTCCAGGTGATCATGCCGATGAGGGTCTGAGATGAGTGCCAACCGCTCCACCGCCGTCATGCAGCGGCGGCAGCCGGCGCCGGACGCGCTCGATTATTTCCCGACGCCACCCTGGGCGACGCGGGCGCTGTGCGTGTTCCTGCAGGACCAGGGCGAGGCGCTGGGACAGCTGTCGTGCTGGGAGCCGGCCTGCGGCGAGATGCACATGGCGCGGCCCTTGGGCGAGTATTTCGGCCGACTGACCGCCACCGACGTGCACCGCTATTCGATGGAGCACGGGATCTGCGACTTCCTGATCGAAGGCGCGGGGCGCGAAGCCGACTGGATCGTCACCAATCCGCCATTCCTGCTGGGCCAGCGCTTCGTCGAGACGGCGTTGCGGCGCGCAGGGCGCGGGGTGGCGATGTTCGTGCGGCAAGGCTTCACCGAGAGCGACGAGCGCTATCAGGGTATCTTCGCACCCTTTCCGCCCACCTATGAGCTGCAGTTCGTCGAACGAGTGGTGCTGCTGCGCGGTCGATTGATCCGCGCCGGTGCGCCCGACCCGTTCAACATCGACGAAACGACCGGCGAGCCGCGCAAAGCCTCGACCGCGACCGGCTATTGCTGGCTCGTCTGGCTGCACGGCCAGAGCGATACGCGCAAGCGCTGGATCGCCAAGTGCCGCGAAAGGCTGGAACGGCCCGGCGACTATCCTGCCTATGCCGAGCAGTGGGAGGCGATCCGGCGCAGGCCGGACGGCGGGTTGCTGTGAGCCGGCCTGCGCATCAGCTGGTGCTCGGCGCCGAGCTGCGCGGGCGGCAGGTGAAAGTGCCGCTCTTCTTCCATCCCGACCTGTTCGAGGCAGTGCGCCGGCGGGCCGAGCGCGAGCGAAGCAGCTTCGGCGAGCTGGTGATCGAGCTGGTCGAGCGCGGGATGGGCGGATGAGCGGCGAGCGCACCGGCATCCCGGAGCGGGTCGCCGCGGTGCAGGCGAGAGTCGACATTGTCGGCCTGGTCGGCGCGGCGGTGAAGCTGGTCGGCCGGTCGAAGCCGCGCGGCAAGTGTCCATTCCATGGATCGAAAAGCGACAGCTTCGCGGTCTATCCGGACAGCAAGCGGGCACAGTGCTGGGGCTGCGGGTGGCAGGGCGACGCGATTGCGTTCCTGCGCGATTTCTACGGGCTCGACTTCATCGGGGCGCTGGAACGGCTCGAGGGCGAGCTGGGGCTGGACGGCCTCGAGGCGCGGCCGGTGCGGCGGGACAAGGTGGAGCGGCGCCGGCAAGCGCCCGAGACGGTCGACAGCGCCCTGGTGGCCGAGCACCTGTGGGCAGCGGCCGAGCCGGATGCGGAATCGCTGCGGGTCTGGCTGCGCGCGCGGCACGTGCCCGAGGCGATGCTGGGCGACCATTGGTTCGGGCAGCTGCGCTTCTGCGCCTCGGCGCCGATCGCGGCCTGGCCGGTGGGCGGCGGGGCGGGCGACGTCGCCCAGGCACCGGCGATGGTCGGCCTGATCCGACGGCCGCGGATCGGCGAGGACGGGCAGCGGGCGTTCGCGGCCTGCGGCGTCCACGCGACCTATCTGTCGCCCGGGCTTCGGGCGAAAATGAACCGCAAGCGGTCGAACGGCGATCCCGTGCCGGCACGCAAGATGTACGGCACCAGCGCCGGCGGCTGCGTGATCCTGGGCAGCTATCGCCGCGATGCGCCGCTGTTCGTCGGCGAGGGTATCGAAACCGTGCTGTCGGGCATGGCGTTGTGCGACGCCGGCGAGGACGCCTGCGGCCTGGCGGTGCTGAGCCTGGACAACTTGCAGGGCCGGGCCCGAACGCGGCGGATCGGCCGGGTGGGCGGCGTGTTGCCGCTGTACGACGTGCGGCCCGATCCGGAGCGTCCGGGCTTGTGCTTTGCCCACGAGGGACCGGTCACCGGGCTGATCGACGCCGACATGGCGCCGCTGAAAGGGCCGATCGACCGCGAGACGGGCCAGCACCGCGGCCTGCCGGTGCAGGAGCGCCCGGGCGGGCCGGTGGTCTTGCGGACGATCACGACGATCGAGCGAGCAGAGATCTGCGCGGCGCTGTTCACGCTGCGCTGGCGCGAGGCCGGTTGCCGGCGAGTGAGCGCCATCCGCCCGCATGCCGGGCGGGATTTCAACGATGAGGCGAGGGAGGTTGCGGCATGATTATCGTGCGAGTCGAGCTTTGGAGCGCGATCACAGGTTCAGTGACCGAGATCGCCCGGGCCGAGATCTGCAACGTCGGCGGCAGTGTGACGGTCGGCGATTATGAAGTCCGCACGCTTCGCGGGCGCAGCCAGGCGGCCCTCGATCGCAGGGAGATTCAGCGGAAAGGCGCCATAAGGGGGCACGAGCGGCAGCGCCTGCACGTCTGGCATCTCGTCGCCAAGGCCCTTCGCAGCATGGGCTATGGACAGTGAGCGACGATGGTCAATCACAGCAGCTGCTGAAGGGCTTCGTCGAGCGCATCCTGCGCATTCGCGACGAGATCCGCGAACTGCAGCAGGATGTCGCTTCCGAGCGCAAGGAAGCCAAATTGCGCGGCTTCGACGCGACCAAGATCATGGAAGTGGTCCGCTGGCTCGAAAAGGTCGACAAGCACGGCCGGGCGGCGATGGACGAAGCCGAGGCGCTGTTCGACCTTTACCGCAGCGCGGTCGACGGGCGGGCGGCGGGCTTCGATGCGATGATGGACGACGCGCGCGATCGGGCGCTGCTGAAGATCTTCGCGCCCGATGACCAGATCACACCGAAACTGAACAAGCGCGTCCAGGCCGCCCGCAACGCGGCCGTGCTGGCGCGCGCGGCGAAGATGGCGAGGGGGGAATAGAGGGGGAGTGATGAAGGGGACAAACCTATTCGGGGAGCCGGTGCTAGCGAGATCGGCACGGTTCATTCGCCCCGGCGTGAGGCTGGGTCTGAGCAGGGACTGGGGGAAGGGACCCCGTGCGCTGGTTATCGGTTGCAATCCCAGCGACGCCGATGCGGAGAAGGATGATCCGACCTCGCGGTGGTGGAATCGCTGGTTCTCGCTGAACGGCTTCGGTGGCTACGATGCGATGAACCTCTATCCGTTCTGCTCGGCCGATCCTGCAGCTTGCCGCCGGATTGTCGCGGCAATCGACGGTGGCCACTGGCGCATTCGCGACGAGCTGCATTTCATCAATTTGCCGGCACTGGTCCATGCGGCAAAGACGGCGCATCAGGTGTTCGTCTGTTGGGGGGCAATCGCCTGGGATGCGGACTGGATCGAATACGTTGTCGAGGAAATCCAGTTCGGGCCGGAGCCTTGGCCCGATCTGTTCTGCTGGGGCACGAATGGAGATGGATCACCCAAGCACCCGCTGGCGCGTGGCCGCCACCGCATTCCGACCGATCAGCCGCCGGTCCTTTGGAGGGCCGGGCATTGACGGCCGCCCCCTTCATCCCGATGACTCCGGCGGACCCGCTCAAGACCGCTTTCCTCGACGCCAACGACTGGGGCAACGCGCAGCGGCTCGTCGCCATCGCCATGGGGCATCTGTGCTGGATCCGCGAGCTGGACGCTTTCGCCTGGTACGATGGTAAGCGCTGGTCGGTGGAAATGGGCGCGATCGAGGCGCAGCGCCTGGCGCACCGCGTGGTCGCGCATATCGACGAGGAAGTGCGCCGGCTGTCCGAGATCGCCGACGATGCGGTGAAGCTGAGCGAGGCGCTGGGCTGGTCCTGCACGCCCGAGATCGCCCAGGCGCGCGTCGACGCGCTGCGCAAGCATGCGGTGCGATCGGGCGATGCGGGCAAGACCGCCGGCATGCTCAAGCAGGTGCGGTCGATGATGGCGGTGTCGATTGACGATTTCGATCGCGATCCGCTGGCCTACAACGTCCAGAACGGCACCCTTCGCTTCGCCGAGGGAAAGAAGGGCTGGGAGGTAAGGTTCAGCCCGCACGACCCCTTGGACATGATGATGCAGGTCGCTAATGTGGAATATGATTCGGCGGCAAAGTGTCCGTTCTGGATCGAGCGCCTGGCGATGCTGACGCCCGATCCGCAGCAGCTCGCCGCTTTCCGCCTGCTCTACGGCTATACATTGACCGGGCTGACCAGCGACCAGGCGTTCTACGTCCACCAGGGCAAAGGCGGCGACGGCAAGAGCGTGACGCACATGGTGCTGGCCGGGCTGCACGGCGACTATTACCGCCACGCCGGGATCAAGACCTTCCTGCAGGGCAAGGACGGCAGCGGATCGGAGCATCGCAGCGACCTGGTGCGATTGCGCGGCGACGTGCGCTTCGTCACCTGCGACGAGCCCAAGGCCCGATCGGTGTGGGACGGCGAGATCCTGAAGCAATGGACCGGCGGCTTCGTGACGGCGCGTGGAGCGCACGAGCGGACCGAAGTGACTTTCAAGCCCAGGGGCAAACTGTTCGTCGAGTGCAACATCATTCCGCGGGCGCCGAGCGACGACAAAGGGTTTCGCCGGCGCTTCAAGCTCTACCAATGGCAGGTCTCGCTTGACGACACGCCGGCCGGCGCCATGCCGATCGACCTGGTGCTGGCGAAGCTCGAGGCCGAAAAGCCGGGCATTCTGAACTGGCTTATCTCCGGTGCGCTGGAATGGCTGGCGACACGCACGATCCCCCAGCCCGACGCCATGGCGGCCGTGCTGAGCGATTTCTGGGCGGATTCGAGCCCGCTGCTGGAATGGATGGCCGATCGCTGCGACACCAGCGACCCCGAGGCCCGCTATGCCGCCAAGGCGCTGTACCAGGACTTCAAGGAATGGTGCGAGGCGCAGGGCATCGAGCAGGTGATGACCAATTCCGCGTTCGGCAGAGCGCTGCGCGACAAGCAGTTCCCGGCGGTGAAGGATCCGCGCACCGGCAACCGTTTCCGCAAGGGCATCCAGCTCAAGCGCGTGTCCGGCCTCGCTGATCCTCCCGCGCCCCCGCCGTCGCCGCCCGCCGCTGGATCTATGCCGCCGAAGGCGCTCGACGCGCCAGGACCCTCCGACGGCTCTGACGACGATGGCTTCGATCCGTTCGGGGACGACGAGTGATGGGCGGCGCTGACATGATCGGCTCAGCACAAGATGTTGTGACGGAGGGTTACGGAGGGTTTGGCGAAGTATCCGTAAAAGGCGGGTCAAGCGGCGCGGCGGCCAGCCAGGGGTCGGCGGCGGGGATCGCCCGGGCAGTCGCGGCGGGGATCGCCCGGGCAGTCGCGGCGGGGCTTGTGACGGAGGGTTGCGCGCGGATTTCCGGACACTTCGCGACAAAGCCTCCGTAAGCGCGAGATGCCGATTTCTGCGCTTCCCGGAGGGTTACGGATACTTCGGAGGCTTTTGGCGAAGTTGGTCTCTGTATGTGGGTGCGCGCAGGCGCGCGACCTACGTCCGTTAACCCTCCGTACTATCCGTAAGAATTCTTCTACAAGATATGGGGTTCAAGATGGTGACGATCCTGAAAAGCGAAGTGCAGCAAGCGCGCGAAGGGATGGGCGCGCTGCGGCGGCAGCGCCAGGTCGAGCCGGACCCCGAATGGTGGACCTTCGACCTGGTGCGTGATCGTCTGGTCGATGTGGCGCATCTATGGTGGCGGTCGCCGGGTGGGCAAGGCGCGGCCTATGCAACCGATGGCCCCTGGCGGCAGATGATCCGTGAGACTCGGGCCGGCGACTATGATGCGCGCGGCGGCGACGGCTCCTCGAGCGATGTTGCGATCCGGCCGCTGCCGCTGAGCGTGGCCGAGGTCGATATGCGTGACCGCTGCAGTCAGTGGCTGCTCCTCGTGCCGGGCGAGGACGATCGCCGGCTCGTCGTGCTGGCGGTGGAAGCGCTGGCGCGGGGTAACGCCCGGGTCCCTTGGCGGGCGATCAAGCGTCAGCTGGGCATCCCGTTCGGCGAGGACGGATTGAAGCGGCGCTTCGACAAGGCGCTGTCAGCGATCGTGAAGGCGCTCAACCGAGCGGACGGCCGTGTCGATCTCGCGAATTGTTCAGTTTGACTGACGATTTCCCTAAAGATTTCAGTCTGAACAGTCGTCAAGCCACTTTCTGATTGTGCAGTGAAATATCGCTGTAGGTTTGTTCAGCAGTTTAGGGGTATCCATCGGCTACGCTCGGGCCTTCTGCGTTCGGACGTATCCTCTCCCAAACTTGGAAGCGCAGGCGGTCGGGCACGCTCGATCGCCTGCGTTCTTTTCCTGGAGGCGACATGGGCAGGTTGAAGGCCCTGCCGCCGCGCATCGGCACCTTGCCGCCGCGGGTGGCGGCGATGCCGAAGGTGGCCGATCCGTTCTACCAGTCCAGGGAATGGAGCGAAGCGCGGCGCAGGCAGCCCGACAAGTGGTGCGTCGTCTGCGGATCGCGCAGCCGCCTGGTGCTGGACCACAAGGTCGAGCGCAAGGATGGCGGCGCCGATCTCGATCCGGCGAACCTGCAGTGGCTGTGCCACGCGCACCATCAGGCGAAGACGTCGGCCGAGCGGGCGAAGCGCGCGCGCGGCGACGGGGGGGTGGTCAAAAGTCTGGGGGGCCGCGCGCCGTAGGACCACCGCCCCCCTCATTCGGAGATTTTTTTAGTGGCGGACGAGATTTTGGGGGTCGACCTGTTCGGCAACCCTTACGTGCCGCGTCATGAGGGCCGTGGAAGGCCGCCGCATGTGCCGACCCGCGAAACGCGCAATCGGGTCATCCTGTGCCTGGTGCGCGAGCTGAGCCTGAAAGACACGGCATCGGTAGTAGGGATCTCGGTCCCGACCTTGCGCGAGCATTATTCTTCCGAGCTGGCGATGCGGGGGACCGCGGCGCTGCGGATGGAAATGCGGCAGCTCGAGCGGCTGAACGCGGGGGCCGAGGCGGGCAATGTGGCCGCCGAGAAAGAGCTGTGGGTCCGGCTCGAGAAGCTGCGCCAGCGCGACAAGCATCGCGCCGCGGCGCCGGCGCCGGCCAAGCAGCCCAAGCTGGGCAAGAAAGCGGAAGCCGAGCAGCGCGCCCTGGAGCATCGCGGGTTGTATGAACCGCCCGCGCCGCCCGCGCTGACGCATTGATCGCCCTGAAGGACTGATGGCAATGCGCTGGTCGACGGCATGCCCCGACTGGGAGCAGCGGATCGTCGAGCGTCGCAGCCTGGTGCCGTTCGAACCGCTGTTCCCGGCGGAAGCCGAGGCGGCGCTGGAAGTGTTCAAGTCGCTGCGCATGGTCGACGTGGTGGGCAAGCCGACCTTCGGCGAGGCGTGCGAGCCCTTCGTCTTCGATTTCGTCCGGGCGATCTTCGGCGCCTATGACGCGAAGTCGGGGCAGCGGCTGATCAGCGAGTTCATGCTGCTGATCAGCAAGAAGAACGGCAAGTCGACGCTGGCCGCCGCCATCATGGTGACGGCGCTGATCCGCAACTGGCGCGAGCTGGCCGAGCTGATCATCCTGGCGCCGACGATCAAGGTCGCCGGCAACAGCTTCAAGCCGGCCGCTGCGATGGTGCGGGCCGATCCGAAGCTGAACGACCTGATGCACATCATCGCCAACGAGCGGACGATCCGGCACCGGGTGACCAATGCCGAGCTGAAAGTGGTGGCGGCGGATAGCGGCACGGTCGGCGGCACGAAGGCGGGCTTCATCCTGGTTGACGAGCTGTGGTTGTTCGGCAAGCGCGGTGACGCGGAAGCGATGTTCGAGGAAGCCACCGGCGGCCTGGCGTCGAGGCCCGAAGGCTTTGTCGTTTACCTGACGACCCATAGCGACGAGCCGCCGGCGGGCGTGTTCAAGGACAAGCTGGAATATTTCCGCGACATTCGCGACGGCAAGATCGACGACCCGTCGTGCTTCGGCATGCTCTACGAGTGGCCGGAGGCGATGATCGAAGCGCAGGCCTACCTGCGGCCCGAGAATTTCTACGTCACCAATCCGAACATCGGCCGCTCGGTCACCGAGACATTCATCAGCGGCAAGCTGCGCAAGGCAGCGGGCGGCGAGGTCGACGAGGATGAAGACACCGGCAGCATGCAGGTCGTGCTGGCCAAGTACCTGAATGTCGAGATCGGGCTGCGGCTTCGCCGCGACCGCTGGCGGGGCGCGGACTACTGGGACCAGGCTGCCGACCGAACGCTCACGCTGCCGTCGCTGCTGGCGCGGTGCGAGGTCGCCGTCGTCGGGGTAGACGGAGGCGGCCTCGACGACCTTTACGGCCTCTGCGTCGCCGGCCGCGAGCGCGAGACGGGACGTTGGCTCTACTGGTTCAAGGCCTGGTGCTGGACCGACGTGCTGGCACGCCGCAAGCAAATCGCGCCGCGGTTGCGGGATTTCGAAGCCGATGGCGACCTGGTCATCTGCAAGGCGGTGCCGGTCCCCGACATCGATGCGCTGGAATCGGATGCGGCGGACGACGGCGAATATGCCGTGCCGCAGGACATACGCGAGATCG